TACTGTACCAGAAATATCGTAACTATCGCAACCAAATGCACCAATATGCTCATTGCCAGGATATTTTAAACCATTTTTTAAAATAATTTTATTTTGTAAATGTTGCGGTGGTACCCAAGATACATAAAATCTTCCATTATTACTAGGAACAAACATTATAGTTGTATCTTTTACACCGTTAAACCATTGAAAATTACCTTGTGTTATTAAATTTTCATATTTAGTTTCTTCTAAATAATCAATTTGCTGATAAATTTTAGTTAAATTAAACAGTGATTCTTTTGTTTCATCACGAAATGCATGCTGCGTTGTTCTTGGAAATTGTCTATAAAATTCGTTAAGTGCATCTTGGTCAGTTTTTAAACCATCTACTTCGTTTAACCAATGATCTATTACTCCAATCTCAATTTCTGTTTTGTCAATACCCTTGACGGGCTGTTCGGGGGTATTGAAGACAGGTAATCCATAAATATCAATGAATCCTTCGTAATTCCATTCCATAGGAATGAACAAAGAATATAATCCTGAGCTAGTCTGTCCGTTACGGTTTCGATGTTTGACATTGGAATTTTCATATATTTTTTTAAAATTATCGCCTCCTTTATCTAATGAATTAGAAGTAGAGCCCATCATACATTTACCAACGACCTTACTACCTAACCTTAATGTTGTTTTTGTTACACGCCAATTATTTATTATATTATCTGGTCTTTCCCATTTGCCTGATTCGTCATGGGCTAATAACTTAAGTTTTTCACCATCATAAGAATTGTCTCCTGTATTTTTCCAATCTATAGTAGTATCAAGCCCGTCAATTTCTTGTAACTGTTCGCCTATTTCTATCTTCCTACGAGTTAGTTTGGAGGCTGGTACTCTATAGGCAAGCTCTGTCTTGGGGCGATCCATCCCGTCTTGCACGGGCTTGAAGAAGAATGGGTAATTAACACTGATTGGGACAACTTTGTCTGTGAACATTTTCTTTGCATCAGCTCCGGTTTTGGAGAGTATTCCAAATCGTGAATCGGAAGATACTGTTGCTTGGTTAACAAGTTCTGCCGAAGCCATGAAGCTAAATCCAGACCGTCTATTCTTGAGGTAGCATATTCCGTAACATCTTTTGTCGGCACGACATGCTTCCCAAAATATAAAGAATAACCTGTTGGACTCACGAAATTCAGCAGCGCCAACGTCAATTTTAGTCCACTGCAAGTACATGTAATGAGCACCAGTAATATAAGTAGGTTGCCCGTTATTATAGAAAGTAAATCCCTCATCCCTTCTTCTAAATTCGTTATCTATATAATCATACCATTGTTCTTTAAAGCTTTCAGGATAACCATTCCATTCAAAAACTGTTTTAATTTTTTGTAATTGTTTTGGATATGGTATTTTTTCCCAATACTGCTCTGCTTTTTTATTAGATCTTTTATAAAAATCATTAAGCAATGGTAAAGCTATTTTTAAATTTTGAATTTCATATATTTCACCTATTTGTCCAGTTTTGCTTATTATAATAATATCATGCTCTTTATTATAACCATATTCCCACTGTTTACTTTTATTATACTTTTTTAAAATATTAGGTTTAATATAATTATCTAAAACTTTATATAAATCTTGTTTATACATTATTTAGCTCTGCTTTCTGCAAATCCCCCGAATTTTGTTTTATTAGAATTTATATCTTTTAGAATATTTTTTTCCTGTTCTATTCTTGATAAAATTTCAAATGCATCAAATATCGCAAGCTTTTTAGTTGCTGCAGCATTTTTTAATCTATCCGCTGCTAAATCTTCAGAAGCATCATTAACTATAATTTCTTCTTCTGCAACTTTAATTAACTCCTCAACTGCCTTATGCCCAGCTTGGATTATATTCAGTTTGGTTTTTTTGACGTTCATATTTAATTACAATATCATTTGATTTCATACAATATAAAAACTCATTATTAATTAAAAATTCAAACTCTGAGTTTGGCGTAAAGCCTACACAGTCTCCAGATTTAATTTTAAGCTTATTTAAAGAGCTATTGTCATATTTTAATATACCAATATGATCTTGTAATTTTTGAAGCTTTAAATCGTCTTTATTTATCATTGGTTTAACAAAACATCGATCTCCAAAACTTTTCCAACCATTACCATCATCATATAAATAAATTTGATCTATTTGGCAAAAGTATTTATTTTCTTTAAAATATTTACTGCTATTTTTTTCTTGCCCTCTAATATCATAATATCTTCTAAATACATTATGATGAATCATAATTTTATAACCAGGCTTTATAGGAGTTTTATATGCTAAAGGTACTGAAATAACTTTAGCTATTTTATTAATAAACTTAAAAGCTTCTATACTTGTATTTAAAATTAATGTTTTGTCGTTTATTTTTTTTTCGTTGTTATATCTTTTGCCTAAAGGCTCAACAATAAAATCATAAACACTATTCATATTCTAAATTGTATTCGATAGAGATAGCCATGCTGTTATTAAATTTTTTCCATGGCAATACCTCTTTACCTTTTTTTATATATATATTATAAGAATTATCAGAATCGTCAAATATGATGTAAGCTATTTTATGACCCCCGTAAACTTCTTGTCCTAAAGAGTAATGCATAGCATCATTTTTATAATCAGAACCAATACTGATTTTTCTTATAATACTAGACATCTTTATTGTCTTCTGCTTTTTTTGGTTGTTCAACCGGCTTATAAATACCTGTTTCAAGATCAATAGTTATAGCACCATAAATGCCTTCTAACTCTTTCTTAAAATCTTCGTTTTCTTTTATAAGACCTGCGTAGTCATGCAAAAATAAATGCTTCTGATTTTCTACTTGCCCAATGTCTCTTAAAAGATTATTCATTTTAAGCTGATGATCTTTAATCTTTTTTAATTGCTCTTCTGTAATTTTTTTTTCTACGTTTTCCATTTAATTAAATTTAAATTAATAATTATTTTAAAATAGTGCTAATAAATTTGTAACTGTAGTTGCAGCGTCAGTATTATGTATTTGCCTACAAGTTACGGGCACAAAAGTGTTGGCTGTTAACCCCGTCAACACAATAGGGTTTGTATCTTCTGCTAATGTTACTTTAACATCGCCAGCTGACCCTACATAGAGTGATGGCAATCTGTTATAAAAAATACCACTAGGCTTTTCTAAATCGCTTCCTGCTAATGTAGCTGTTACATCTCCTGTAATATTTGAAACTCCGAAAGCTAAGTTAAGAGAATCTGCGTTAAAAATAATAGTATCTCCTGAAGTAGCTACATTAGGGCCTTGATCAATTACTTTTACAGCAGTTATTGCTCCTGCCCCGTCGGTTGTAAGCTCAAATTTAGCACCGGTATACTGCGCGCTTCTAGCTGCACCTCCACCCGGAACAAATCCATAGCCTCCACCTGAAGAATATGCTACCGCTGTTTTTGATGCTGGAGCATTTGCAGATGAATCAACTATGCTACTTAAATTTTGTGCTTTTAATGTTTGTTCTGCTAGCATATCAATTGCACTTACTGCAAAATCACTAAAATTATTTTGATAACTTCCCATTTTATTTTGTTTTATCTTTTACTTTTTCAAATGTTCTTAAACCGCCTAAACCTAGCATACCTAGTAGTACAGTCATTAAATGTTCCATTTGTAATGCAGGTGGAACATCCTGCGGCTCTAATGCCCAAATAAATAAATCTCTTATTATAAAATTATAAGCTAATGCTACGCCACATACCCATCCTATAAATGGTCGCCAGCCAGCTACAAATACTGTTCTATGACCAGCTTCAATTTCATTTATTTTTGTTTGAATAGATATAAGCTCATTAGGATCTAATTCTTTTCCTTTAATTGCTTCTCTTATTTCCCAGGCTAAATTGCCTGCAACGGACTTACGGCCATTTCCGCCTTTTAAAAGTCCTATTAAAAATTTTAACATTTAATTACGCATTATATGCCTCGGCCTCCCAAGGTAATTTTTTATTACCTTCATGCATTTTATTTCTTGGATATACCTTTCCTTTCCAGTAAACGTTATCATCGTCATAATCTAAATCTCCTCTACGAAATTGTTTTATGTGAACCATTTCATGTTTTATAACCCGCCCTCTTTCGTCTGGGTCTAATTTACTATTAATTAAAATAGTCTCATTGCGATTTGCTTTACCTAATGTATCATCGCCTAAATCTACATGATACACCGGGATTCCTAATGGTTTATATGGAGGATTATTTAGCTTAAACGCCATTTTGTCTATATGGAAATTTTTTATTAAACCATTCTTGCCTAGCAGCACAGCCGCAAGGGATATTTAATCCCTCGCTGACTCTGTCTACTATTGATTTAATACCGGTTACAGTAGTAAATTTGTGAATATCATCACCAAGTCCGGTTGATTTCATAATTAAGCTACGTCTATGGCTGTAATTTCTACAGTTGAATCTAAACCAACTGTTGCAACAACTCCGCCTGGATTAGCAGTAAGTGCACTGTTAATTGCATTTGCAATGTCTACACCTTTTGTTGAATCTGTAAAAGTTACATATGAACTTGCATCTTGAAAAAAGATAGTTGCCGCATCTGAATTAATTGTGCTATTTGTTCCTTTTTTTACTAATGCAATTTGATCTGCTCCGATAATCATATCTGCTGTATAATTTAAACTAGAATCGAAGTTTTCTTTTTTAATTTTGATAAATTTTGCCATGATTGTTTTTGTTTATGTTTATGTTTATGTTTATGTTTATGGTTAGATTTATACAGTTCTATTCTGTTTTATTTAACTTTGTCTACCAAATTTTAAAGATTTCATAGGGCTTTTCATCATACTTGGTCCCTCAAAATCTCTACGTGATCTACTTAAATCACCTTTGTTACCACCATATTTTTGCGCCTTAACAGGAGATTTATGTCCCATT